AGGTTGTGCGTCTAATCTTTGTTGTATTGCTTGTATCTGTGATTTATTTAATTCATTTTGCATTCTTCTCTGATTCATTTCGTAATTTTTTTCAGCTCTTTTTCGCGCTAATATATTTGACATATTCAAAGAGTTGCCAGTAAGGGCAGATCCTAAAGTTGCTATGCCTGCTACGTACGGGTTAGTACCCATAACAGATTTTAGTATATTACCTTTAATACCTTCTAAACCAATTTGTTTAATCATATATCTTTTTGCTTGATCTTCAATTACATTTTTTGCAATTTGTTTAAAGTCTGGTAATCTTGAAGGTGTCTCATTAACTAAACCCATAGGTGTTAAGTCTTGATTAACAAAACTAGGTTGATAATTTTCAAATCCTGGTTGTGCTTGTACTGCTGCAATACCAAAAGGATCTTGAGCTTGTGCTACATTGTTAGCATAATCTTGTAAAAATATTTCGTCCATTATCCTCTCATACCATCAAGTTGTACATCAGCTCTGAAAGTTCCAAATCTCCAATTTTGGTCTGTTGATGTGTTTGCAATTTTTAAACTAGCAAATCTAGCTCTAGCTCTGGTATCAACCTTTTGTGTAGTTCCGGTAACTGTAAAGGGTCCTAGTGGAGAAGAAGCTTCTGTATCACTTGGAAAGTCTCTTAATAAAATAGTTACTTGAGCATCACCTTGAATTAATTTAAAGTCTGGGACAAATCTTCTCATACTCATAAAAAATTCACCATTTGTTCCTTCAGGATTTAAACTAAAATCCCCTGATTCTATAAATGCAGGTATAGCAGTTTTTGAACCTGTTGTATCTACTTGATCTGTTCCAACTTCGTGAGCATAATAAATAGTCCCACCATTTAAATTTGTTACACCTTGAATTAAAGGGAAAGTTGGTGTTGTTGTTGAATTAAATTCAGTTGCATAAGGAACATCGTATAAATTGGCATCTACCCAAGTAGTTCTTGATAAAGAACCTGTTGTCCAAACACCGCTTTGAAAATTATAAGTTACACACCTGTCATTAAATGAGGATCCTGATTTAGGATAAAACCAAGTAAGCTCTTCATACAAATGATTAAGTCCTACATATACTGATTCACCATTTGAGTAATTTACGCCAAGGTTATCTCCTTTGTTAGTAAATACAAAATCTTCAACTTGACAAGGTAATGATTTGACTGTTCCGTCATAAACAAAGAATCCACCAGACTCGCCCATCCAATAAACAGCCCCATTAATATATTTAATTGAGTGTTGTCCTATTGCTCCACAATTAGAACCTACCTGCCTTATAGAAAAAGTAAAAGGAGGCCCTACAAACTGTATTACATACGCAGAATTATCAGTCAAAACAAGAGTGTAATCTTTACCTTTAACAGCTCCAACAATTTTAGTTCCTGAATCAAGTCTAAAAGTACCTGCTGTATTTACTGAAGTTGGTGTATAATCACTTATGTTTTCTTGGTCAGAAAATCTTATAAACATTTTATCTTGCGAACCACCACTTCCAATTGTAGTTTCAGTTCCCAACATCAATAAATGTCTATCTCTATCTGATACAAGAGACATTACTGAAGCGGTAGGTGCACCACTTACAACAGTTGCTCTTGTTGTTAATGCATTAGGGTTGGAGTTAATTGGATTCCATTGAAATGTTTTACCGTTTTTAATCGTAGCTATTAATCTTTCTCCAAAATTATCTAAAGACCAAGATGCAGGATCGATTGTCAAAGTTGAGGCTAAAGAAGCTTGTCCCCAACCAGTGTAGTATTCAACACCAGTCCCCGACGCATGAGCAGATCTTGTGCCCGCAACACCTCTCGTAATACCAGTTAAATCATTTGTAGATATACCAGTGTAAGAAATAAATTCTGTACCAACTTTTATTGTTCCTGACGTTGGAAATCCCGTTGTTGATACAAGTGTAATAGAAGTTCCAGATCCTCCGGTTCCTGCAGTATCATCTTGTAATAAACCATTTAGAGTTCCAACTACTTGTTGGCCTCCGCCCCATAGTCCAGTTCCCCAACCAAATCCGTAAGTAAATCCTAAAGCACCTGCGCTAATGTATGGATTGACTGTTGCAGATCCAGATCCGTTGACCGTTGTCCCTGCTGCGCTAGCCATGGTTATAGTAAACGAATCACTGTCTGGAACAGTAACTACTTGAAAGGTATTTGTTTCAAAATTACCAGCAGTGTATCCAGCCCCTGTTGGAGGTGTCACAGAAGTAAACGTAAACAGATCTCCAGGTTGTAGTGTATGTGCTGCTTTATTTACAGTAACGGTAGCTGAAGTGTTTACAGTGCTAAATGTACAACCAGTTACAGCTGTGTCTAGAGGTGTTATATCGTAAAAAGCACCTTCATAATAAATAATTAAAACTTTGTTTGTGCCTATTGCAGCGTATCTTCTTCCATCTAAATCAGCCCATATAAATTGTTCTCTTGCTGCACCTACCAAAGATGCGTTAACAAGTTGCTCCCAACCACCTATCTTTTCAGGTAGTCCATATCTAAATCTTACAAAATCCCCATCGACCCACTTACCCTCAGCACCTGTTGCGGTTACTTGTTTATTAAATCCTGGAGCTATCTGTACTTTTGTTAGAGGCATTCTGTATTATACCCTACAGTCACTACTTTTTAAATAGTATCTCAACAAAAAATTGACTCTCATTTGTTGGTGTATTGTAAGTAATTTTTATATTATTATCAAATAATACAGCTCTATTTATACTACATGGAATTTTGTCTATGTTGTTTATGTCAACAAACCCATTAGATGAATTAATAAAATGTAATAAACAAAAAAAATCATCTTCTGTTTTATTAATATCCGCACCCTTAATTGTTTGTGTATCATTTTTTAAAAATAAAAAACAACTAGCATTTAATATATCATTTTTAATTTTTTCTTTATAAGGTTTTAATATATAAGAAAAGTTACTAACCATATTCCCATCTATTATTAGATCGTGTCTTAAATATATTTTATTTTGTAAGTACCAGGGAAAGTCTTTTTGTCTTAGTATTTCTCTTAAAAGAATATTTTTAGTATTATCTAAATAATTATTTTCACATTGATAAATCATTATTCAGTGTCAATTTCCCGTGATTCAGTATTCAGTTTTTTTGTTTCTTCATCAAAGTTTTCCTGCCAATCCATAAGCATTTTAAACATATTATTTGAAAAATGTTTAAAATTAGTAGGCTTAAAAATAATTTTTCCTCTTATAAATAAATTTATTCTTTCTTTCCAAGAAAATTTTATGTCACAAGAACCATCTTTATGTTGTACAAATTTCATGTCTTTGGTGCTCCATAACATTTTCTACCATCTTTATCAAAAGATTTGTAAGGTCCCTCTTTGTCTACGTAGTGTAAAAAACATTGAGAATGAAAATCTCCTTTAAATTTTTTTCTATAATGATTAAGTTCTCTACCTAAATAAATTACCGCATCTCCTGGTTCTGTTTCTACAGCTGTGTCTTCCATATATATTGGCCAACTTGGACCAAAATTATCAATATGAACAGTAACGCTAATTTCACAAGCCTCTCTATCTGTGTGGGGTGCTAGCTCACTTAAATATGTATACATTCTCCAAAATGAATAAGTTGGTAATAATTTTTTACCGGTTAATTCTTCCATATATTTTTGTTTGTTTAATAGCAAAGATTCCATTAGAGGATCTGCATAAAAAAAAGATTCAAAATCTACTTGGGTACAAAAGGTTGATGTCGGACCAAAATTATTTTTGTGTTTTATTTTGCAATACTCAGAAAATAAAGGTAATAAATTTTTATCTAAAAAACCTTTTATTTTTTTATATTTAAAATCTTTTCCTATGATGCCCATGCTACTACAGAGTATTTAACTCCCTCCTCTACAGGTACAACTTTATGTGGATAAAGAAAATTACTAGGAAAAATAATTAATTTATTTTTTTTTACTTCAAATTTAATAACTTCATTACTAGGTAATTCAAAACTTAATTCACCGCCTTTAAAATTATCATTTATAAAATATACAAAACTTAAAGTTCTTGGTATGTGTATACCTGAATCAATGTGTTTTTTATAAAAACCATTTTTAAAATATTTTAAAATTTGCATATCTGTAATTGTTGCTTCAAAATCAGTATTTGTTTCCTCTTTATATCTGTGCCCTGCTTGCATTAAATATGTTCCAAATAAATTAGACCAATGCACTACGGTCATGCTAGAATTTAAATTATCTAGTGGAAAAGTTTGTGTTTTTCTTACATTAGAATCAAAATAATTTTCTTTTTTAACACTACTTAACCCTGCCTCCTTAAAGTTAAATAAATTATTATTTAATGTTTCTTGTAATTTTTCATGAATACGTTCAGGTATAAAATTTTCGACAGCAACTATATATTTAATTAATTTATCTTTTATTTCCATGAAATTTTATTCCAAAATTTATTTTTGTAAATATGTAAATAATTCAAATTATATTTAAAGAAATTTTTAGCAAAGTTTTTTTCTTCTTCTACTTTAAATTTCCAAGAATCTCTTTTAAAAGGAATGATCTGAACGTATGCAGTTCCTTTTTTTAAAATTGTATCTTGAATAGGGTATTTGTCTCCATTTAAATAAATGGGAAAATTAATTGGTTGATTATAAGTATCTGTATTTACTATCCCAGGAATAATAGAAAATCTATCATCTGTATTATTTAAAGGTGGTAAAAATAAACAAGAATAATTTTTAGGTGTTTCAATGGTCCATGGGTTTAAAATTTTAAATGCAGGGAAGTTATTATTTTTTTTTTCAATTGATGATCCTTCAAATTGAAAAGTCGGATGAACCCCGTTATAGTCTTTTGTATTTAAATTACATTTATTATTATCATCTAAAGAAGGGTTTAAAAAAGAAACGTAATTATCTCCATCTTTAAAGTTATGTTTTAAATGAAAATCTTGTGGAAGACGTAATAAATATCCAGTTGTTAAAGTATCTAAAAAAGGCATACAACCTTTTACAGTTTTTGTATCTGAATTATGTTCTAATTTTTTAAACCATTTAGGAATATTTAATTTTATAGGTTCTGGAAATTGTTCTTTTAAATCTAGATATTTTTTAGGTGCCTTAAAACTTATAGTCTTATCAAACATAAATACTACTTTTATAGTGATTTATGGTAATTGCAACAAACTTTTATAAGTTATAGAATTATCTTCACAATATTTTTCCCAGGGTACGCTGACAGGGTAACTTACTGACGTAGTATCAAATGATTCTAGTTGTGTTTTATAAGCGGTCCATTCATCTATTTCAGATTGAGGATGTCCCTCTGCAAAGTCTAAAAATAAATTAATAGCTTCAATTATATTTGTTAATGCGACCTGTAAATCTGAACTATCTTTATAATATGGTACGACTGTACCGTCTTCTTTTACTGGTGTTGTAACTTCTTCAAAAATGTAATTAGTTCCATCCCAACCAGTAATTTGTTTTGTTCCATTTTTTAAAGAATTAAATTCATCTGTAGTTATAGTATGAGATAGCATTCCAGGATATTTTGCTTTCTCTGCATCATCAGCAGCTATTCTACTCATTTCTCTGTTAGGTGAATCTTGATTATAAATAATATATGCCATCTTTTATTCCTATGTTAAAGTATTTTCAAAAAGATTAATTGAACCTGTTGAACCAGAACCCCCTGGAAAACCATTTTGTGATGTGTTTGGATTACCTTCATTACCACCAACTCCACCAGTTCCAAATCCAGTTTGATTACTTATTATAAATCCTCTAGTAAGACTTGTACCACCAGGTGCGCTTCCCGCAGGTCCCGGACCACCTGATCCACCATTAACTGTAAAA